TGCTGGGGTTCCTAAAAATACAGCCGCACCCTCTCTGTCGGATAGGGCTGGGCGTACAACCTCCCCCCATACCCTTGGGTTCTGCATACCAAACTCATCAAACACACACAAATCAAGATAGATGCCACGCAAGCTATCAGGGTTCTCAGCAGACAACAGCATCAGTCTGCCGCCATTAGGGAAATCAACTCTTAACTCAGTTTCATTAAAATTCACACCGGGGATCACAGACGCATAATATTTCACATAATCCCACGCAATACGCTTGGCCTGTGTAAAAGTAGGAGCCACGAAAGCAACTCTAGGCCGTGGCAGTTCACAAGTCAGACAATGTTTAATTAAATGATTTACAGCCCAGACCGTCTTTCCAAAGCGTCTGTGCATCACAAGCACGTTCCAACGCCTGACACTATCGTGCATCTCAGCCTGTAAGTCTCTAGGCTTGTAAGGTATGCGTACCTGTTTCATGGCTTATTAGGCAATATCCATATATCCATACCCTTAGGTGTATGTATATTTGTATATGCCCCTAACTCTCCCACAGTATCTTCACCGCACCGTCAGTAACCTCTACCCCAGCCCTGGCTTTCTGCTCACCAAACCTCTCAGGTATCACCTTACTAACCTTCCAGCGAACATGACTGGCATAATCCCTCAACACATGCGGATCATAGTCCTTACGCTTATGAAGAGCATCATCATACAGCCCATCCAACTCCTCTAAAGCCTTCTCAGCACTCTGACGCTGTGCCTCTCTAATAACAGCATCATACTCTTCATCCTGCCGCATATGCTTATACACAGCACTACGACTAATACCAACCTCTTCACAAGCCTGTACCAAGCTAAAGCCATCGCCTACCAGCCTAGCAATACCGTCCTTCTTGAAGTTCGTGAACCTAGCCATGTAACCTCCGGCTGTGTGTTGTAACGTACCATTTAACATATATATAGCGAGGCAGTGCAGTTCGGGGGTGCTATGTTGTTGCAATGCCCCCCTATGCCTTGCCTAGCATAGCGTTGCACGCCTTGCATATGCAATGCCGCGCATGATGCAATTGCGTTTTGTTTGTGCAGGAAAATGAACAACAACAAAGCAAACCGAAGCCACGCAACAAACAGCCACGATAAGCCAACAATGCTTTGCTTGTACACTTCCGATTTATAGCACATAAAAAGTTGACAGTAAACGCGGTAAGCTTTGCCTTATATATATACCCTGCTAGAGCCATGCAAAAATAATTTAAAAAAATGCATTGCGGGGGTTGACAATGCGGCAAGTCTTGCCTATATTGTCATTATTAACTAGCGACAAGGAATCAAAACAATGATTTATCAAGAAATAACAGAGTCACAATTTCGAGATGCTTTTCACAACATGGGGCGTGCCGATAGTTGGTCATATCAAGGCCTTGGCGCGTTGTATGATTATATCAGCGAAAACATAGACGACTATCAATTGGATGTGATCGCGCTTGACTGTGAGTTTTGTGAGTATGCCTGCATAGATGAATTTTTTGAGAGTTACGACTCAGAAGACTATCCAGACATTGAAACAATCAGAGATCACACAACGGTGATTGAGGTTCCTAACTCATCATCATTTATCATAGCGGAGTTTTAACATGGCAAAGCTATTTATTTTCATTGGCTGTTTGGCCTTTATCGTTGGCGCTTCAATTGTTCCGCACACAACAAGCGGATTCGTTTTTCAAGTAGTGCTTTTGTATGGGGGACTCATTGCAGCGGTGTGGGCTGGCATAGCAAGCCGATAGAGAGCCACACAAGCCGATCAACTTTGTTTGGGCTGGTATCCTAGCCCAGACATCACAAAGCCAGCCAGCGTGGCTTAAATCGCTGTTAATCGACTAGCAATGTAAAGAGAGAGAGAAAGCAATGTACACAGTAAATCAAAAAGGCATCTATCACATTCAAAAATGGATCGATGAAAACCAAGACTATAACCCACGGGTTTTTGATCTATGGGCCAATGGCATAGCGTCAGAAATAAACCGTTGTGCAAGTTTAGACGATGACTTGGAGAGAAACGGCGAGTTTGTTTATGAAGTTGGGCTTCGTGATGCTCGTGGGTATGTAATGACAATATCACTAGACCAGAATCATTTTCAACTTAACCAGTAAAAGAGAGAGGGAAAAGCAATGGCAAAACAATGGTATGAGATTTGGTTTAATGACGGTGACCGTTATTTGATGCACGGCAGAAAAGAGTTGAGACTCAATGCCGAAAGATTCGACTTTGATGCCGAAACAGTAATTAGAGAGAAAGGGTGCTCATTAATTGATGATGAAGGTAATCAAGTGGGTGGTGTTCAACTTATTTTGCAACAATACAAGATTTACAGGTAAAGAGAGAGGGCAAAAATGGAAAATCTAAACACATACCAAAAGCTAGATTGGATTAGCTTTGCGATTCAAGAAGCACTCAATAGCAACAATGGCGAATTGATGCAGGCATTAGAGCTTGTCGAGGATTTGCGCGACACAAATGTAAAGAGAGAGGGAGAGCAATGATTAATGCGGTATTTAAATTGAGAGATAAGCCCAACACACATTTAGGCTGGGAATATATCAAGATTATTGATCGGTATTGTTACGGCTGGGAAGAAATCCCAGCAGATGAAACGTACCACAAAAAAGCTTGGACAATGAAAAAGTTTACCTTTGTCATTCTGGGCTGGGATACAGGCAAGCCAAAAGACTTGCACCCAATATCTGAAGATGAAATGGAAGATTTGTGGATGAATTACGATTTTGTTGAGATGGAAAACTAAAAGAGAAAGGGAAAAGCAATGCAAATATCATTTACGTTAAATGACGTTTTGTTCATGTCAAATTCAGCTTGTCAAAACTTTTACGATGAACAGAGAGAAAGGTTTGAAAATTACAGTCGTGACATTTCGACAAACTACGTTTTGCTAGAGGACAAACC